TCACTAGTTGGAGTTAAACCTGGTGAAGTACTTTATAATGTTTTAGATCAAACATATAAAAAACTAACAAAACAAAATACACAGCCTTTGCCTGCGAATGTTATTCCTATTGATAAAAAAAGAAAACGAACTAAAGATACCAGATCTGTAAAAGTAAAAAAGCCTGAGATAGTTGCAAAACCAAATCAGATTACTGCATTGTCTAAGATCGCACCACTACGCACTTCAAGAGGTGTTTTAATTCCTGGTCATGAATCTGCACCAGAAGCAGGTCAACGTTTAGCCGAAGCAAGAGCCAAAAAATTACGACAAAGTGGACGTAATCTTACTGAAGAGCAAATTAAAGATGCAGTAAAAAGACAACAAAAGAATGATGAAAAAATTGCAGACAATAAAGCAAAACAAGCAAAACTGGCTGCGAATACAACAAAAAGAGAAGAAATAAAAGCAAAGGATGAGGCATATCGTGCTAGACAATCACTCAGAATTGCTGCTGCTCATGACGAAGCATTAAAAATTAATGAAGCAAGGAACCAAGCAGAAAAAGCAAAAGCAGCAAAGCAGGCTAGAAAAGATGCAAGACGAGAAAAAATACAAATGCGTCAAGAAAAAGTTGGCAGATACTCTGGTGGTATGTCAATGGCCTTGGGTACTGCTGGTATGGGTATGATGATGACTGGAAACACTGGGGCTGGTATGGCGCTTATGGGTGCTTCAGCAGTTGCTGGTATGGCTCCTATGCTTGCAAATCCATATATAGCAGCAGGTGTTGCTGCAACTGCATTAGCAGGATCGTTCTATTTAGCGGATAAGGCTGGCAAGAAGCATGCTGAAGCAATGTCTAAGTTAGTAGATGCTACATCAGCAACTACAGAAAAGATGAAAAAGATTGGAGAACTAACAGACAAGGTTGGTGCTTCTGAGATAATGTCTAGAAGAAGAAATCAGCAAGCCTCTGACAGATTTACAACTGGTTTTGAAAGAGGAAAACAAAGATTTGGAACTACATTCTTAGAAAGTGAAGTAGGCAAAGACGTTCTTGGAGGATTTAAAGAAAGTCTGGTTAGGTTCGGAACTGAAATATCTGCAAGTCAAATGGCTACTCAACTTGGAGCATATGTTTCTGACGGAGTTCTTTCTGCAGAACAGGCTCATAGCGTTGCAGAGGCTATAGGATTAAATCTTAAGAATACAACACTAGGTGCACAAATAAGTGGACAATTGTTAGAGTTAATTGGACCAGAAGGACAAGATTTATTAAAAGACCCACTTAATACTAGAGTTAATTTAGTAAACCAGCAAAGAGACACTGGAAAGCAGGTATCTAAAAACTTAGCCACAAATCTTGCTGGTTACAACAATTCTTTTGACAATGTTGCTTCACAACTTTCAAAAGTCGTTATACCAGGAATAGGAATTCCCACTGCGGTTATGGGTGCTTTCCAGAAGGCTCCAGGATTTTTAAACTACTCTTTTGGAGAAATGTTTAAGCAAACATCAGGAGAATCAATGGCTTCTGGCTCAGCAGCGATTGGTACGCAAAATCTTGAATTAAATCAATCACAAATTGACTCTTTAACTATTCAATATGAAAAAGAAATTGCTAAGTTAGAAAAAGAAAAAGCATCTACTACAAATAAAGAAAAACAATTAAAACTAGAAGCCCAAATTCGAACAATGAAAGATGATCAAGTAACACAAACTGCTGACTTAAGAAAAGTAAATGGCGATATTTTAAAGGATCAGGTAGAAGCATTTAAGGTTGCTTCCAAGAGAGGGGCCGTAGAGGATGCATTCTTTGATTCATTAAAGTCTCAAGTTAAAACAAAATGGGCTAATGATCCGATGGCAGATGCATTCTTAAAAACTTCAGCAGACCTAGATAGTAAAGAATTAGAGGTAAAGATAGACACAATAGTTGCCTCTGGTCAAATGAGTCCAATGGCAGCAGTTTCACTAATGCAAATGTTTGGAGATGATGAAAAAGGCTTAGACAAGGTTCTTACTGTATCAACTAAGTTTAGTGATCCAGGAAAGTTTATGGAAGTTATTAACTTCTTCGGAGGATTTAAAAATAAAGACATTGGTAAGAAAAATGTTAAAATACTTACAAGGATGGCCCAAAAGGATCCAGAACAAGCAGAAAAAATAATGGCAACATTAATGCTTATGCAGAAAATGGACAATAAAGAAATTGATATAGAGGCATTTTTTGAAGGAGATGACGCACAACAAAGATTAACAGACCTGGCAGACTCTTTACAAGAAGTAGAAGACCATAAGGGGCCGTTTACACTTAAGGCCTTAACTGAGGTTAAAGAGTTAGGTGGAGTAAACTTAGATGGAATTCTATCTCGTTGGGCAGAGTTTGAAAATTTACCAGCCGAAGTAAAGAAAACAGTTGTTCAAGAATATATAACTCTTGTTAAGCAAATTGATGATAAGAGTGTAGATGCTGAAATTGCAAGAAGAGTTAAGGCAGCAGGCGGAGCGAAAACAGTAGCAGATTATTACGCAACTGAGGCTGGTCGAGAATCAGTTAGAAGGGACATGGCTGGCGAAGATACTATGCAAAAGGTCAAACAAGATATTGCTAGTAATAACGCAAACAAATATGAAGGACAAGATAAGGGTGGCAAAAAAGCAGATCCATTTGAAGATATTATGAAACGTCTCAAGAATGTTAGAAATGCTGCAATTAATGCTGCGGGTGGTTTTAAAGAATTACAAAAAGCAATCGCTGCTGCAGGAAGTAAATCAGTAGCAAATAAATTTGTTGGAATAGAACAACAACTAATGAAGAAGGGATATAGTGATGATTTCATTAATTACATTACTAATCTAGATCCAGAAGCACAGAAAGAATTTGGATTTACTGCAACTAAAAAGGGTAAGAAGAAGTATAAAGAGTTTGACTATGAAAAAGGTAAGATGGTCACAAGAACTCAGAAATACAAGAAGGGAGATTTCGTATTAACTGATAAAGGTAATGCTATGCGCCAGGGTATGGATAAGGCGGTAGTTGGAGAATTTCAAGTAGAACAACAGAAGGTTATTAAGAATATCAATCAACAAAATAAGGCATACGCAACATTAAGGGCTGCTGGTTTGTCTAATCTTGAAATAGAAAAGGCTATGGAGAATCAGACATATGTTACTGCCATAGCAACAGGAAAAATAACAGCGCAAGAATTAAAGACTAATAATGTTTTAACTCAGCAACGTATCTTAAGAGAGCAAATAAAAGGCCTAGTTGACAAAACCAAAACCAACGAAACAAGAATTGATGCTTTAAAGAAAACACCAGATTTAATAAATTTCTTATCAGGACTTAAAACAATAGATGCAACGGGTAAAGAAGTAAGCCTTTCCATGGCTTCTATCTATGATGCAATTCAAGATCCCGAAGATTTAATTTCAATGATTGCAATAATGGATCAGATTAAGAGTGGTACTGGGGATACTCAGAAATTAATGAAAGATTTGTTTAATCTTATTTCTACTTCCGAATCTGCTAAAGATCTTGAGAAAAATCTTTTGACCCCACTTGAAAAATTCCAAAAAGCATATGATGCAGCAATGAAGGTTTTTGATGCATACAAGACAATGGATGAATACACCCTTAAATCTAATGTTACTGGTATGGCCGACAGCACTGGAGTTAATCAATTTAATGGTAAAACATTTAAGCAATTAAGTAGAAGTAAGACTGAAAGTGATGAAGCACTTGCAGCAATGAATGCTGAACTTGCTATTTACGAACATCAGATATCTATGATTAGTGATGAAATTGAAAAGATTGAGCGTAGTGTTGAAAATATGGACGTCAAAGAGTTAAATCTAACAGTAGATGGTAAAAAAGTAACTGGTAAATTAAAGTACGTTCTCGAAGATCTCAAAGAACAGATTAGCGATTGGGAACGAGAAATAGAGATGAAATATGACCGTCCAATTAAAACGCTTCAAGAGGAATCCAATGTTCTTTCTCATGACTTAGAAGTAATGAATTATCAGGCAGGCAAGATTAGCGACAGATATGATGAACAAGCCGAAGCATTAGAAGAAGTTCAAAAGGTTAATGAATCTATTATTCGTCAACAAGAGCAACAATTAGATTTAGCGGATGCTTTAACTCAGGGTGATATCTCTGCTGCTGCCCGTGCTGCACAGGCCATGAGAGCATCAAATGCTCAAGATTTTGCAACAGGACAAGGCGATGCGTTGACACAAGCAAGAGACAATGCAATTAAGGGATTGACCAATGCAAATGGACTAACAAAAGATCAGATTGAAGAAAGAAGATGGCAAATATCTCAGCAGATATATGCTCTTGAAAATGATCCTCAAAAATTGGCATTAGAAAAAAGTATTCTAGAAGCCAAGGATGCTATTTATGCTATAGAAGAAAAAAGAGAAGGCTTGCTTCTTGCAATAAGAGCACATGAAGAAAAAATATATGAGATTGAACAAAATAAAATTTTGCCATTGCAAACTGCTATCAATCTTGAAACAACAAAAAATCTTGCGTTAGATTATCAACTCACAGTTCTTGGGAATATTATTGCTGCTAATGATCGTAACAGAGAGGTTGCAGGACAGACAAGAGAGCAATGGGAAGAAATTCTTGCTCAACAAACATTAATAGATGAAAAATTAAGAAAACAAATTAAAGAGGCTCTTGATGGATTTAATGCAGATAGTTCGACTGCTGCACAAACCTGGGCAAAGATTAAAAGTTTGTATGATGAAATTAAAAGTAAAACAGTAACTATAACTGTTAACTATGAAACAGGAGGATCTTCAGGCGGTAATGGTGCAACAGGATCTACGGGTGCAACTGGTGCAACAGGTGCTACTGGCTTTACATCTGCACAAGCAGCAGCGTCATATGCAGCAGCAAAAGCAGCAGGAGATCTTAATGCAGCAGCACTTGCTGCAGCAAAAGTAAATCCTAGTGTTTTAGCAGCAGCAGAAAGTGGGGCAATTGGAGCAGCCTCTATAGCATCACAATTGAAAAAAGCAGAACAACAACAAAAATTTTATTCAACTTATGCTTCATTTAAAGCCAAAGAAATTGCAGATGCAGCAAAATTCAGCAAGACAGCAGTTTCTACAACCCCTATCCATGCAGGATCCATTAAATTTAAGAGTGCTGGTGGATTAATAACAAAATATTTTGCTGCAGGAGGAATGCCACTAGGTACTGATACAGTTCCAGCAATGCTTACTCCAGGAGAATTTGTAATGAGCAAGTATGCTGTTAATACTCACGGCATTGATACGATGAAGGCAATAAATGGCGGGGAGTCAGTTGGAGACTCAGTGTATAATTATAGTATTAGTGTTAATGTTAAGTCTGATGCAAACCCAGATGAAATTGCTCAGGCAGTTATGACAAATATACAGAGAGTAAACTCTCAAAAGTTAAGGAGTGTTAGACTATAATGGCAACCAGCACATATATCTCTGGTCGTAAAAAATATGGTAGACCTCAAGCCATGCTTTGGTCTGAAAATTCTGGCAAACTGGAAAATGGTTTGTATATTCCTAACGGTCTTGAAATTAATTCTAATCCAGGTTCTGAAGTAAATCCAGATAACATTAATCAGTTTTTAATATTGTCAGACGATAACAGATCGTCAATTGATTTTGGAAATATACGAATTGAAAAAAGAGAGCGCATGATAAATGGCAGAATGCGTTCTTATCATATTGCAGATAAGTTGTCGATATCTTTTAGTTATACAAATTTACCCTCAAGAGGTTTTTCTTTAAATCCAGATTTTGATTCAGAAGGAAAAAGCAATAAACACAATTACACAACCGATGGCGGTGCAGGAGGAGTAGAATTGCTTGACTGGTATGAAAAGCACAAAGGATCTTTTTGGTGTTATTTGTCATACGACAAATATTCACTATTTGGCAAAGATGATTCTGCTTATGCACATTTACCACAATACAATCAGTTACTTGAAGTTTTCTTTTCAGATTTTTCTCACACGGTTATTAGGCGTGGCCCTAACTTAGATCTTTGGGATATTTCTATTGGCTTGGAAGAGGCATAATGTTTTACAATGAAGACTTAAAAAAACATTTAGAAACATCTTCTGTAATTAAAACTAAAAGTGCTGTAATTGCAGAATGGAATTTAAATTCTCCAAACAATATTTTTAAAATTGGTAACTATAGATATAGGCCAAATCAGTCTACTTCTCCATATAAAATTATTCCAGGCAATTTTGATCCATCAGAAACCAGCGACACACAAATACCATTTTATTATGGTGCTACTGATGCAGACGTAGTTGTTGATGGAGGCTTTGCAGATAACGGATCACCAATAACTTTAAAAACTAAAAAAGAACAATTAGAATTAATTTATTCATTAGAAGATTGTTTTAAACAATTTAGACCAAGGTCTGGAATTAATAAGGCAAAATTTTTACCAGGTAATTATTTGCATCACCCCAACATTAATATGGCAAGTCGTCCTAGATATTATATGCCAGACGTAGCAGATTCTTTTAAATATTGGACGTCATTTAGAACAGAAAATGGAATAGAGTATGGCATATCTCTTTTAAAGAATGGAGAGTTTGCCATTGAAGACACTGCACCATTTATTGTGTACAAAGAGGCTGTTGCTGCAAATAGAATTGTTATTAAAATGCAAACGCATGTAGGCAGCGTAGATCTCGGTACTTTTGCATCAGCGTCTTCATCAATATCAGATCCGTTTTATGGTGATTCTAAAAGATCAACACCAGTTAAATGGAAGGTACAGGCTTTAAAAAATAACTCTTGGGTTGACTTATTGTCTTTTAATCAATCTTCTTTTAGAAAAGATGGAACGCCTATTATTAAAAGTGACGGGTATGTTGAATTGGCTTATGGACTAAAAGTACCACAGCAATACAGAGATATATTTGTTTATGCAGAAAAATATAGTTCAACAACATTATTACCAGAAAAATCAGTTAATGGGTATGCATATTTGGTTTGTGCTAATGAAAATGACATAGGCCAATTTCATATTTGGCTTGACGAGATAAACGATTACAGAGTTTTTACACCACAGTACGGCTGGTATTTAGAAGAGTCTGAGGTAGATAGGCTAACTAACTTTGTAACAGATATGACAAATCCTACAAAATATTTAAATGTTGGTGCAGTTGAAGTCTACAGAGAGTTTGACAACATTAAAGGTATTAGAATTGTTGTTGATACAATGAATAAATCAAATTGTACGTTTGATCTTATTGAGATGTCCCCAAGATTAACAGCAAACATTTCTGATAAGGTCACAGATTTTAATGTAAGAAAGAATGCTTCGGATTTAGGTATTAGCGGAATGCCAGTAGGTCAACTTTTAGCGTCTACTGGATCACTTTCTATATTTGATTATGATGATGCATTTAATGAAAACAATAATACAAGTATAATTAAAAAATATATTAATAGACATATTCAAATTAAATTTTATGATATTATATTTAATGTAGAAGGTTGGGATTATTATGTTCCAGTAAAAACTTTATACTCAGATGGTTTTCCAAAGATTGATAAAGGGGAGCAAACAATACAATTGGAATTGCGAGACTTGTTTTTTTACTTTGAAAATTTAACAGCCACACAAACTTTAATGACAAACGTATCCCTTAGTTCTGCAATAGCATATCTTTTAGATTCTGTTGGCTTTGCAAATTATAGTTTTAAAAGAGTAGCCGATGAAGTAGAATTAATTATTCCATACTTTTATGTAGAGCCAGATATTAGCGTTGCAGAAGTTTTAGAGAAGTTGGCCATTGCATCTCAATCGGCAATGTTTTTTGACGAATACAATAATTTTGTTATAATGAGCAAAGACTATATAATGCCAACAGAAAGTCAAAGACCTATAACTGCTTATTTGTCTGGAAATAATCCTGATTCAACTTTAAACATTATGCCAAATATTCTTGAAATTGCTTCAGAAGAAAATCAAGTTTTTAATGATGGCAAAATTAACTATGCTGAAAAATATATACAAAGATCTGTAGGAACCATTAAGCAAGCAAGTTTAATTGACATGGATAGAAATTGGATTTATAAACCAGTGCTTTTGTGGGAGGTTTCTGGAACAGAAAATACTAAATCTGTTAATAATGAAACGGGAATGCAGTCTTCTTATCTTTTAAGTGCTATACCACTTAACTCTAATTTATCTAATCAATTACCACGAGTCGTTAATAGAGAAATAACAGATAACGTTATAGATCTTGGCGAAGGGGTTTATTGGATTGCAAGATATAACGGATACTTTTATTCTAATGGCGAAATAATTAAATATGATGCGGTTCAATTTAATGTTGCTGGAGTAGGAAATGTTTGGATTAACAGTCCACAAGAATACGAATATTATTTTTCACAATTACCATTTAACGGTAAAATTTATCCAACTGGACTTGTTAGAATATATTCAGAGCCTAATTATGAAGAAGTTAATCAAGTGTTAAAATTAAAAAATGGATTAGTTGCTAAACACGGTAGAGGCCAGTTTGGCACCACTATTGTAGAGCATTTTGCAGGATTAAGTTCGTATTGGAAAAATGATTCAAACATTAGAGGGTGTTCAATGCAGTCTAAGCATTTGTTTGAAAACAACACTCAAGCGTTAACTACCCAAGAAGGCGCTGCTGGAATTAATAATGAACTTGCTAAAAAAACAACAAGAAATGGAATTATAAGAAACTTTATGTCTGCTACCTTTAATGCTGAATCAGATGTAAATAATTTTACAGCAACAAAACCTGGAACCATACAGTCTTCTGCTTTTGTTATGCAGGGACCACCAATTCCAGTAACAGAAAAACCAAGAGACTTTATATCATATGTGTATAAACCACTTAATAATAATTTTAAACATTTCGGTACTAGAATGAGAATTATAGGTAAAATAGAGAACAATACAAGTCGTGGACAAACCGCAAATGGCAGTACGACATATTATACTGTCCCAGGTTTAACTCCAGATAAAGATATAACTATTTCTGGAGGTAGTGGAGGTCTTGCTGTAATGTTAAACCCACAAACAAATAACGGCTATTATTTAGAATTAATCGCACTTGGAAGTTCTAATATATCTACTCTTGAAAAACAAAATGTTCACAATGTTATATTTTACAAAATAAAAAAAGATAGTAATTCTAATAATGCTATTCCAGTAAAAATTTGGGAAGGCTTGGGAAATATTATTGTAGATGATGGAAAATTTACAGGTCAGTATAGAATGGCATCTGAGCAACAATCAACTGTTTATGACATTGGGATTGAGTATGAAGCCTTGGGTAACGCTAGAATATTTCATTTATATATGAATGGATCGCTTTTAACTACAGTAGTAGACCAAGAACCACTTCCAGTATATAACAATATGGCTTTATTTGTTCGAGGTTCGTCACGAATCATGTTTGAAAACATATATGCCTTGTCAAATAATTATAGTCGAAATGCTGTTTTTGCTTTAAACACACCAGTTAATAGCATTTATGACAATGAGATTAATGCTACCGAATCATTTAGAAAGTATGCTATGAGTGGTATTGTTCAAGAAACATACCTGTCTGGAATCAGTAGTTCAGAACCAAATAAATACAATATGTATTTTGAAGAATTTGGCACTATTATGCGTGAGGCTGCCACCTTTAATATAAGATACGACAAAGCCTATCCAGCACTTTATGCAAAAATGTCTCCAACATTTAATAAAATAAAAGGTTACACAGTGTCTGGATTTAGAGCAGGATCTTACGGGGCTGAGTTTATAATATTTAATGCCACAGACACAGCATTAAGTTTAGACGAAACAACAGGAAATTATTTAAGAATTCAAGGAGTAACGTTTACTCAAGAATCTAGAGGAGAGTTAACCGTAGATCAATTCTACTCTAAAAATAGTTCTTTATCTGACCCCGTACTAGAGGGATCAAGTGTTGTGTCATCTCCTTTTAAAATAAACAAAGATTACGAAGACATTAAATTAAGTAGAATGACATATGGTAAAAAAGATTTTTCTATTCAAACGCCATACATTCAAACACAAGATCAGGCAAACAATTTAATGAAGTGGCTGTTATCTAAAATTATTAAACCAAGAAAGTCTATAGGTTTAAAAATTTTTGCTAACTCAACAATTCAATTAGGAGACATTGTTTCTGTTAAATATACAAAAGATAATATTCAAAAAATTACAAATGACAGATATGTTGTATATCATATTGAATACAGCAAAACTGCTGAAGGTCCTAACATGACTATATATTTAAGTGAGGTAAGGTAATGGCAATTAATTCAACTCCACAAATTCCACAATCATCTCAAAATGTTAACAAACCAAATGCGATTAAACCTGCTACTCCAGACTTAATCATTACCCCTCCAGACACCGTTCCAATTGAAATAATGACTGATTTAATATTTGAAGATATTGGCGGTCATGAAATAATCACTATGTCTAGAAGCGATTTAATTAATGGAGAAAATGTAATTTATAGCCCTATCAAAAATTTAAGTTCCGTATTTTTTCAATATAATCCACAAAATATTCTTGCATTACAAAAAACTGCAGATTCATATTTTAAAAACTTTCCGATTAATCTTGGCGACAGAATTCCAGAATGTGGTACGGGGTATACGCTTGATCCAAATGACCCTACAAAACAAATAGAAAATTGTAAAATAGTATATACAGACCCAATAACAGGGGATTTGGTAATTAATGTTATTAATATGAATATAGAAGAGCAGGTAGAAGTTCAGATACTTCAGCAAGGAATTGTTCTTAGTGATACAATATACGAGGTGGAATAACTATGATAACTAAAACTGGTAAAAATATAATTGCTAAATATCTTGTGGGACAGTCCCCAGCATATGCTTCCTACATTGCAGTTGGCTGTGGGGCAACACCGTTGGACAACGATCCTGAGATTTCATTTGGTGACTATTCTAATAAAACTTGTTTAGATTTTGAAATGTTTCGTGTGCCAATTACGTCTAGAGGGTATGTAAAGGACGAAGATGGAACGGCTAAAATTGTGCTTACAGCAGAACTTCCAACCGAAGAAAGATATGAGGTTTCTGAAATTGGAGTTTATTCTGCAGGAGCCAACCCCACTGCAGGAGCATATGACAGCAAAACATTATTTTCGTTTTCAGAATCTGAAGGGTGGAAATACAATAATCAAATTGAATTATCACCAAAATATACGCCGTTAGATTCCGTAGATCATGTTGGAGAAATTTATGTTAAAGATAACAATGGAGCAGATGTAGTGGCATTTACAACAAATGCCAATAATAGAATTTTTACCAATTCAGAAAGAGTTGAGCGATACGAAAGATGTAGATTTTTAAATAATATTGTTATTACAAATGGGGCAATGTCACAACTATCAAAAGAAACAGTGGGTGGAGTTACCAGGCTTAAGGTAAACCCAGGCAGCAATTATGTTGGATTAAATGCAACAACATTAAATTTAAGTAAGAATGCTCCAACAGATCAAATAAAACTTGCATTTTCTGTTGTAAATAAAAACAATAAAGACACTGCTCCAATTAATCCAAAAAAAGTTTATATCTTAATAGAATTTTCAGATAGCGATGTACTAGAGGGTGGACAGTGGGCCAGGTTTGAGGTAATTATTGATGATTATAATTTTGCAAATAATAGATATATTGTTGTACCTAAACAATTGCAACAGTTACGGACAAGTTCAAGTGGATTTAATTGGGATGTAGTCAATACCGTAAAAATATATACAACCGTAATTGAAGAAAATGCTACTGTTCCGTCAAATAATTTTTATGTTTGTTTTGATGCTATTCGTTTAGAAAATGTAACATCTGTAAATCCTTTATACGGACTAGTTGGGTATTCAGTAATTAAAAATACAGATGCAGAAACTATAATCAAAGAAGCCAATACTACTAGTTATATTGAATTTAGATTTGGAATGGACATTGATAATGGCTGATCAGGGTACCAAGAAAGTAATTATTCCGAGATTGTCCTTGCCCCCAGCGGGTAAAGATGGTGAATATTTAGTTAGATATAGAATTGCTTCACAAGATAAGAATAGATATTCGCACTGGTCTTACATACACAAGGTTACTGGAAAACCACTGTCTTTGGTTAACGGCAGCATTGCACAAATTAACTCTATTATCATGGTCACTTGGGAGTCTGTTCCAGGCATAGCGTCTTATGATATATTTATAAAATATAACAATCAAACCAATTACACATATCATGGAGCCTCTGTTTCAAATAACTACTCTATTGTTAGTCAGGGCGGTAGCAGTGTAGAAATAGCCGTACAAATAGGCGGAATAATTAAAGAAAGAAGAACCGTCAATACTATATTTTTGGGAACTTTAAGTTTGGTATAATTATACAGGAGGAACTATGGCACAAATATCACCACCAGAACGAGGACAGCCTCTAGACGTAAACTATATTTATAGCATAGTAAATGCGATAAATGAATTGTCGAAACAAATATCACCTTCGTCGTCAAAATATGTAACAGTTGATATTCCAGGTGACGGGCCAAGATCAGTCAAGGCTTCTGAGGCAAGAATTATTGGAACAGAAAAAGTAGTTGTAACCAACGCTTCAAAAAATATTGGTGATGAAGAGTCTTTTGAGTATGTGTTTCCAGCCGAATTTAAATTTAAGCCAGTTGCAACCGCCACACCAGTAAATATAGGACAGACTAATGCTGGAGAAAATGTTACCGTAGTTTTAAAAAGTGTTGGAACTTCACGTGTAGAGGGCATAGTTAGATTTAATGAAACTGGAAACTTGTCAGTATCGGTAAATATATTGGTTGTCGGCATTCCTCTTTAATGATAAAATGTGTAAAATGTTTTCACAAAATGCTAGTAGACAGGGTTTACAATTCAATATCACATTTAGAGGTATACTGTTTAGTATGTGGATCAAGAAAATTTTTTCACCCACCGTCTGATTCGGAGGAAGGTCGATGGCTACTAAAAAAGGAAACAGAACGAGCGAAGAATACAATGTCGCTCCTGTAATACCTGGTAATAAAAAAGTTTGGTTTTTAAATAAAGATTTGATTAGGGTTGTGCATTATAACAGATCTAATGGCATTATGTCAATTTATAATATTAATAAAGATAGGATGGAGAGTTGTCTAATAAGTGATTTTAAAACTAAAAGAGAGAGGGCATACACAGTGGGAGAAACTGCTGACCTTGTTAATAGACATAAAAAGTATATGCCATCATTAATGAAGCGTCAAATTATTCCATCTCCAACTGGATCGCAAAAGGGCGGTCAACGTGGATGGCAAGTAAGATCTTATTATTCTGAATCGCAAGTAAAAGAAATTCGTGATATACTGGCTACATACCATATTGGTAGGCCAAGAAAAGACAACTTAATAACAAACGATATCACTCCAACAAAGGCTGAGTTGACACGCCGAATGGGAGATGGTATACTGACATATACGAAGACTGAGGACGGTAGATTTATACCAATTTGGTCAGAATCAATATAACAGAAAGGCATTAAATGGAAGACACAAAGATATCAGTAACGCTAGGCTATACGGTTAACCTTGGAAATTTTCAATCATTAAGAATTGATCTGGGGATTACAGATTCAAAGCGTGATGCAGAAAATACAGATCAGGCTTTTGAGCGTGTATATAAGTTTGTTGAGGATAAACTAGCAGCAAAAGTTTTAGAAGCAGAAGGTCAATTAGAATCAGGTAACTAATATGACCGACAAGCAGAAGCGATTGGCTCTGTTAAGTCGGTTTGACAAACACTACACGTTTAAACTAGGACACAAGCCAAGATATAACAAATGGGTTGAGCAGTGGTCTGCTAACGCAATTATTGACTCATATGGACTAGAGACCTGCTACGAGTTACTTGAGTATTATTTTGAAGTGGTATCCAATCCGACATGGAGTCATTTTGCCTACACGGCAGATGATATACTGGAAGCAAAAGAACAACATATAAAAGACACAAAAGAACGAGCAGAGCGTAGAAAAAAGGCTAAGGAGTGGTTAAGTGAATAGTACAAAAGCAAGATCATTGACCAAGGCCTTAACATGGAGAGTCATAGCAGTCATTAGCACCTTTGTGCTTGCTTGGTATTATACTAAGGATATTGCCTTTACCGTATCGTTTACAATTGTGTCAAATGTTATTAATTTCATTTTATATTATATACATGAGAGAACTTGGCTTAAGGTTAGATGGGGGAGGTCATGGCAGAAAGAGACCGCTTAGAAAGATGGTGCGATGAGCACAATCATAAGATGGGATTAATTAGGACTGTTGGTACATTAATTGTGCTTGTGATGCAGGCGTTAATATTGTATAAGGTGTCTCGATGAACGATGTAGAATCTAAACTAATTTCTGCAGTGCTGCAAGACAAGCAGGCGCACGTATTGTTGCAGGCCAATATAGACAATATTTTAACCACACACACAGACCTATGGCAATTTATTAAAAGATACTACGAACATAACTCAACTGTCCCTCCAACAGAATTGGTTATAGAAAAGTTTAGGGATTTTGAGCCAGTCAGTAATGTAGGTTCTACCAAACATCATCTTGAAGAAGTACAAGCAGAATATTTAACAAATAGCCTTAAAGAGATTATTAGATCTGCTGCTACAGATGTTCAAGGTGGACAGGGACTGGGTGCCCTTGAGTCTTTAATTACTAAAACTGCAGAGTTAAGAAAAAACACAGCAGCCATTCGTGATATTGATGTTACAGATTTAGATTCTGCAATCGCCTATTTTGAAAATCTTAAAAAACAGCAAGCAATGGGGGCAATTGGAATCAAAACTGGTCTTCCAGGATTTGATAACTATTTACCTGCTGGAATTATGCCAGGGCAGTTGGGGGTCTTTCTTGCATACCCAGGCATAGGAAAGTCGTGGTTGTCTCTCTATTTTGCTGTACAGGCCTGGAAACAGGGTCGTAGCCCGATGATCATAAGTCTTGAAATGTCTGAAGTTGAAGTTCGCAATCGTGTATTTGCAATCATGGGAGAAGGGGTATGGTCTCATAGAAAACTAAGTGCTGGTCAGGTTGAGATGGATACGCTTAAATCTTGGCATGCTAAAAATGTTCAAGGTAGGCCAGAGTTTCATATTGTTTCAAACGATACTGGCGGAGATATCAACCCAATAGTTCTTCGTGGAAAAATAGATCAATATAAGCCAGACTTTGTTGTTGTCGATTATCTACAGTTAATGTCTCCAAACCAAAAGTCTGAAAATGAAACGGTACGAATGAAGAACCTGTCTCGTGAACTTAAGTTAATGGCTATTAGTGAAGAGGTTCCTATTATTGCCATTTCATCTGCTACCCCCGATGATGTCAAAAAACTTGAAATTGTGCCGACCCTTGGACAAACGGCATGGTCAAGGCAGATTGCCTATGATGCTGACTGGGTCCTTGCATTGGGTAGAGCATCTAATAGCGATGTAATTGAATGCGTATTTCGCAAGAATCGCCATGGTTTTATGGGCGAGTTCTTGGTTCAGGTTGATTTTGACAAAGGATATTATAGGTATAAGGATTATGAAGATAAGTCAGTATAATATGCCACATGGAGACATTTCCACACAAGGCGATAAAGCGGTTTGGGCTGGACGGAATCATAGTTGATGACTCGGCCATATACAGACTGCAACAAGAATATATCAGATTACTGGTATCAGAAATGCGCCTATCTGGATATGCTCCAAGATTTGACATTAATCCAGAATTTACATTATCTTACAGTGAAGACAAAAACTATTTTAATTTTGAATTAAGCGTATACGGAATATATATAGGGAGAAAGAAGGCAGAATGGATACTAGGGATAGACGGAACGAAACCAATTTATACACAGCCAGTCAGGTTAAGAGAGTTCTCGCAGGATCTGGCGTAACTGTAGAGAAAGAATCTGATTCTGAGTATATTGTCTTTTGCCCATTTCATTCTAATCACCGCACCCCTGCTGGAGAAATAAATAAATATAGCGGTTTGTTTTTTTGTTTTTCTTGTGGCAAAACTGTAGATTTAATAGAATTAGTAATGCATTATTCAAATAGAACATATTTTGAGTCTGTTAGATTTATTAAAAGCAAAGAGGTTGAAACTGATATTTTATCTGATGTCAATTTTAAATTGAGAGAAAAAGAAGAATGGGAAGAATTTGACGCTTCTGTTGTTCAAAGACTTCATGAACAAGCAATCGTATCTGAAAGAGCAAAAGAGTACTTTATAAAAAGAAATATTAATAAAGAATCTGCAATTAAGTTTAAGTTGGGCTATTCTGCAACACAGGACATGATATGTATACCAGTTCATAATAATGACGGCTTATGCGTAGGCTTTGTTGGAAGGTCCATTGAGGGCAAAGATTTTAAGAACACTCCAAAACTTCCTAAGTCAAAAATATTATTTAATTTAAACAGAGTTAAAACAGCATCAAAAGTTTATGTTGTAGAATCCTCATTTGATGCTATTCGATTAGATCAGGTGGGATTCCCAGCAGTCGCCACACTTGGCGCTAATGTTTCATCCAAACAAATAGATTTGCTTCAAAAATATTTTAGTGATATAATAATTATTGCTGATAATGATGAGGCAGGCGGTAACATGAAAGAAAAAATAGTCGAAAGATTAAATGGCAACGTTACTGTGATTAACTTAGATAAACAATATAAAGATATAGGCGATATGGACGATAAGTCAATTAAAGAACTAGAATATCAGTTCGACAAATCAATACTGTCTATGCTAAAATAAACAAGAGGAGAAATCATGAACAAAATCGTAGGACTAAAAAATATCAATGCTCTGCTTGACAAGAAAGCAGAAGAGAGTGGACCAAAGGTTAAGTGGCTAAAACTAGCCGATGGGCAGGCCGTTAAAATCCGATTCGTTGAAGAATTAGATGAGGATTCTGCAAATTATGACAGCAAACGTGGTTTAGCGTTTGTTGTTAAAGAACACACAAATCCAAAAGACTATAAGCGTAAGGCTGTAGACACTATGGACACAGAGGGTCGTGACTGGGCGGAAGAGTTGTATCGCAAAGATCCAAAGGGTAACAGCGGATGGCGTGGTCGTCTTCGTTTTTATTGCAATGTACTTGTAGATGATGGCATTGAGCCAAACCCTTATGTCGCCATTTGGTCAATGGGTATTAGCAAGCAATCTTCATTTAATGTAATTAGAGATCATGCTATGGAAACTGGCAGCATTTCAAATCTAACATGGAAGTTAAAGCGCAATGGTCAAGGAAAAGAAACTACTTACATCTTGCTTCCTTCACCACCAGATAAAGAACCTTTTAACTGGACAGAGGTAGAACCATATCCTTTAGAAAAGGCATTGCGCCGTGTTCCATATGCGGAACAAGAGGCATTCTATCTTGGTTTTGATTCGCCTTCATCTACATCAGCGACCAACATCGACTGGTAGTAGATGAACTACGTACCACTACACTTACATACTCACTTTTCACTATTCGATGGTATTGGGTTGCCGTCCGAATATGTAGCACGTGCAGTTAAGTTGGGTATGCCTGCAATAGCGATTACAGACCACGGCTCCCTTTCTGGCCACAGAGAAATGTATCGCATTGCCAAAGAAAGTGGTATCAAACCTATTCTTGGCATAGAAGGTTATATGTGTGAGGATCGCTTTGATCGAAGAGACAAAGAGGATCGTACTACACCATTAGACATGGTTTATAATCATATAATTCTTCTAGCCAAGAATCAGGCAGGGCTAGAAAATCTTAATAGGTTAAATGAAATTGCATGGACAGAAGGTTATTACAAAAAGCCACGAATTGACTTTGAGATTTTATCCCAACATAAAGAAGGCATTATTGTATCTTCTGCCTGCCCAAGCGGTATTATTGCCAAGTCAATAGAACTTGGAGAACTTGGAATGGCAAAGAAGTATATTAAGTGGTTTAAAGAAACATTTGGCGATGATTATTATCTTGAAGTAATGCCACACAATGACTATTCAGTCAATAATACAATATTACAGTTAGCAGATGAGTTTAAAATTAAACCAATTGTAACCCCAGACTGTCATCATGTTGACCCATCACAAAAAGAAATTCAGGAACTAAAACTTATTCTTAACACTTATTCAAATAAAATTCAGAAAGACGCTACATACGAGAAGTCTAAAAAGCAAAGGGACCTAATGAAGCGCCTTGATTATTTGTATGGTGCAGATAGACAAATGTCATTTAATAAATTTGATATTCACTTGTTGTCGTATGAAGAAATTCAGGCTGCTATGGAAAAGCAGTCAATCTATAGAACAGATATATATGAAAATACAGTTGAACTTGCCAATAGTATAGAAGATTATGAAATTAAAGATGGGCTAAATCTTCTTCCAGTTCAATATAAAAATCCTGATAAGCAGTTAGAAGAACTTGCAATGTCAGGTTTAGTAGCAAAAGGTTTAGATAAAAATAAAGAATATCTGGATAGACTTCATGAGGAACTTGAAGTTATTAAAAATAAAAAGTTTGGGCCATACTTTCTTGTGGTTCAAAGTATGATTTCGTGGGCCAAAAAAGAAGATATTTTGATTGGCCCTGGTCGTGGTTCTTCTGCTGGTTCTCTGCTTTGTTACGTTCTTGGCATTACTGAGATTGATCCCATTAAGCACGGACTTTTGTTCTTCCGCTTTATTAATCCAGAGCGCAATGACTTTCCAGATATCGATACGGATATTCAAGATTCTCGTCGTGATGAGGTTAAAGATTATCTTGTTAGACAGTATAAACACGTTGCTTCAATTGCAACATTTTTAGAGTTTAAAGATAAGGGTGTGGTGCGAGATGTTGCTCGTGTATTAAACATTCCTTTATCAGATGTAAACAAGGTTTTAAAGTTGGTTGACACTTGGGACGACTATTGCACTTCTAAAACCACTCTATGGTTTAGGGAAAAATATCCAGAGTTAGAAGAGTACGGAGAAAAACTTCGTGGGCGCATTCGAGGCACTGGTATTCACGCTGCTGGTGTTGTCACTAGCAAGAATCCTATTTTTAGATATGCACCTATGGAAACAAGAAATGCTCCAGGATCGGATGAGCGCATTCCTGTAGTTGCTGTTGACATGGAGGAGGCTGAAAGAATTGGCCTTATTAAGATTGATGCATTGGGACTTAAAACTTTGAGTGTAATTAAAGATACTGTAAACATAATTAAAGAACGAGAGGGCACGGACATTGACCTTTTAAACATTGATATGTCTGACCCAAAGGTATATCAAATGCTTTCTGATGGACACACAAAAGGAGTCTTTCAGTGTGAAGCAGCGCCATACACCAACCTTCTCATTAAGATGGGTGTAAAAAATCTATCAGAACTTGCTGCCTCAAATGCTCTTGTTCGTCCAGGTGCCATGAACACTATCGGAAAAGATTATATTGAAAGAAAGCACGGTAGACAGGCAGTCAATTATTTACATCAGACAATGAAACCGTTCACAGAAGAAACATATGGGTGTATCCTATACCAAGAGCAAGTTATGCAGGCTTGCGTTGAGTTGGGGGGGATGTCTTGGTCTGAGGCCGATAAGGTTCGTAAAATTATTGGTAAGAAAAAGGATGCAAGAGAATTAGATGCGTTTCGTGATAAGTTTGTTGGCGGTGCTTCTAAGTACATTAATCCTAATACTGCTCGTGACCTATGGCATGATTTTGAAGAGCATGCGGGATATTCGTTCAACAAGAGTCATGCGGTTGCTTATTCTACGCTCTCGTATTGGACGGCGTGGCTAAAGCATTACTATCCACTTGAGTTTATGTACTCGGTGCTTAAAAACGAAGGAGACAAAGATGCACGAACTGAATATCTTATTGAAGCGAAAAGAATGGGGATTAGGGTTAAACTACCTCATATTAATGAATCGGATATTGATTTTAAAATTGAGGGTAAGGGTATTCGGATCGGACTCACGGCAATCAAATATATCTCTGATAAGATTGCAGAACGATATATACAGGCACGACCTTTTAAGTCTTATGCAGAACTTGAAAAGTTCACCTTTACTAAAGGAAATGGTGTAAATAGCAGAGCACTTCAAGCGCTCAATGTAATTGGTGCTGCAGAGTTTTCAGATAATATTAAAACCGAAGAAGAGAAGAGAGAACATTTATACGAGTATTTAAACCTTCCAGAGTTTAACATGACTGTTCCTTCTCACTACTATGCTTTTATTCAAGGAATATCAGATTTTGATGATAAGGGTTGCTATATTTTTCTGGGTATGGTAAAATCAATTAAGAGAGGGAAAGGTTGGTCTAGAGTTGAAATTTTGGACAAGACTGGGTCTGTCGGTATATTTGATGATGAAAATACGACTATTGAGACAGGTCGTTCTTATTTGGTCCTTTGTGATAATAACAGGATTGTGTCTGCAATTCCTGCTGATGAAATAAAAAATTCTAGTGCAGCATTGGTTAAGTTTTTAAATTACAGAATGTTGCCATATAAAGATGATGAAATGTTTGTTGTATCATTTAAACCTAGAACAACCAAGAATGGAAAAAGAATGGCTTCACTTACCCTAGCAGATACCAAGAGAGACCTTCATTCAATAACAGTGTTTCCTACATCTTTTGCAAAAGCATATATGCATATTAAAGAAGGCAATGCATATAAATTTGAATTTGGTAAGACCAAAGAGGGGACAGTAATATTGGAGGATGTAAATGTCAGTTAGTCTTGAAGATGTATTAGCACAGTTAAACCCTAAACTTCGTAAAAGTATTTTAGTTGGAGATGAGGTGCCAAAGACAGAATACGCAACAACACCAAGTTATGGACTTAATCGGGCATTAAATGGAGGGCTTCCTTATGGCAGGCAAGTCTTAGTATGGGGCAGTAAATCAAGTGCTAAGTCGTCATTATGTTTACAGACAATTGCCAATGCACAGGCGGAGGGAAAAGTCTGTGCCTGGATTGATTCGGAAATGTCCTATGACAAAGACTGGGCTGCTAAGTTAGGAGTTGACATATCTAAATTAATTGTTTCTCAGGCAAGAACCATAAACGAGATGGTTGAAACAGGAGTAAGTTTAATGGAGGCTGGTGTTGATATTATTGCAATAGATTCCATAACCTCTTTACTACCTGCTATTTATTTTGAAAAAGATTCTACAGAATTAAAGCAATTAGAAAATACAAAACAGATTGGTGCAGAGTCTCGTGATTTTAGCAACGCATGGAAGATGCTAAATTATGCAAACAATAAAATTAAACCAACTCTATTGCTTTTAATTAGTCAATCAAGAAATAATATTAATGCAATGTATACAAGCCAACAACCAACTGGCGGTCAGGCTACAAAGTTTTATTCGTCTACTGTCATTAAACTGTTTTCCTCCGAATCAGAGAATCAAGCAATTAAGGGCAAGTTGTATGTTGGCGACAAAGCAATTGAAGAAAAGATTGGTAGAAAAGTTCGCTGGGATCTTCAGTTCTCAAAAACTTCTGCAGCGTTTCAATCTGGAGAATATGATTTTTATTTTAGGGGCAACAACTTAGGCATTGATTCTATTGCCGACCTTGTTGACACTGCTGAATTAATTGGAATTGTAGAGCGCACAGGAGCCTGGTATCTTTTGCCAGATAAATCAAAAGTTCAGGGCAGAGAAGGATTTATTACTAGAGTACGAGAGGATCTTGATCTACAAAATATGATTAAGAATAAAGTTGACGGACAGATATAGTATTTTAGAAGGCAAGTTCTATTGTAAAACTTGCAAGAAAGAAGTAAATACTGTTCGTGTCTACATGGCCACTGGAATGGCTACGTGGATGTGTTCAGAAAAACATTTATCACAAGTTCTATTATTTAAGGTGGGATATAAAACAAAGAAAAGACATGACAGAGAATAGCGAAAGCAAAAGAATAGGTGCCAAATTGCACAAGAACTCAGGTAGAAATACCAAGAAGGGCGATGCGACATGGCAAAACTTTACTGTTGATTTTAAGGAAAACTCAAAATCTTTTACCTTAAATAGCACTGTATGGGCTAAGGCAGTTACAGATGCTATCAAAAATAACAATGATCCAGCCATAGTGGTGGTGTTGGGCGAGGGTAACAAGAAGGTCAGGCTTGCTATAATAGAGTTAGAACTACTAGAACAGATGGTGGAAAATGGAACAAAATAATACAACGCTTGAGATGGTCAATGGTTTGACAGAAATAGCAGACTATATGCAAGATGAGGAACTAAATACTGCTCTTACTTTTATTGCTAAGTTAATCATTAAGCCAGATATCCCTATGAACGTTGCAACTATAGAGATAGTAAGGCTTCAGGCTATTGCTGCTAAAATGGCATTTAGGGCAACATGGATGGCTAATGTGGATAAGTCAAACAGGGGCAAAAAAAATCTTTACTATACCGCAGCAGAATCAATCAACAATCTTGTTTCTGCTTTAAAATATATCATTAAGTGATATCTGCTATAATTAATTTAAACAAAGGAATATTATGACAAAAAATTTACTACAACAAGTAATGACAAAGAGTTCAAATAAAAAGAAAAATGATACGCCACAAGCAGATGTAAGTTTTGTTAGCGGGATTATTGAAAAAATAGAGTCTGGCTATATGACAAAAACAAAACCAAAGTTTAGCAAAAAAAGTAGTTTTTCACCGTCTACACTATCCTATGGTGCTGGAAAATGTCCTAGATATTGGTATCTTGCTTTTGATGGGGCAGTACATTATGACGATTCAGATGCATATGGAGTTGCAAATAGAACTAATGGGACTTACGGACATGACAGAATTCAAGAAGCAATTGCAGACTCTGGGCTTCTTGATGAAACAATGGAGTTTGATCCTATAGAAAGAAAATATAACAAACAAACACACCCATCGATGGAGTTTAGGGTTAAAACAGACGATCCTCCATTCGATGGCTATGGCGACGTAATGTTAAACATAGACGAACAGCGTGTGATTGGAGAAATTAAAACTGTAAATAATGAAGACTTTGAACGCAAAAAGGGGAGCCGAAAACCAACAAAGGGTCATCTTATGCAGTTATTAATGTATATGAAGGTTTGGAAAATTGGCAAAGGTGTAATGATTTATGAAAATAAAAATAATCATGAGTTATTAACTTTGCCAGTAGTAGTAAACGATCATTATCGTCGGTGGGTAGACCAGGCATTTGATTGGATGCGAGAGGTGTATAAGAATTGGCAAGATCGGCAACTTCCAAAGGTGCCATATCGATCTAATTCTACCGTCTGTAAAGTTTGTCCAATTCAAAAAACATGCGCTGAAGCAGAGACAGGGGTAATTAAAATTAAACCTCTGGAGTTGCTAGAACATGAAGAGTTGTAAGTGGTGCGATCAATCTTTTAACTCTAATGTATCCTATCAGATATATTGCTCAGAACAATGTCGAGAGCAGGCTACAAAAGAAAAAATTGCACAAAGATATATTCAGGCTAGGCGACAAAAACGCAAGGGCAAGAATAGGGTTTGCAAACAGTGTGGGGAGAGGTTATCAATATATAATGATGAGCCATTATGTAATAATTGTATAATCAACCCCATAGATGTAAAAAAGGCTTTAAAACAATTAAAGGGGATGTCAGGTGACAAGAGCAAAAGAAACAGATAGATATTTTAAACCAGAGTTGTCTACTCAGCCTGGTGTTATTTGTGCAATTGATGCCAGCACAAGTAGTCTAGCATTTACTATATATTCGTATAAAAGATTAACAGATCACGGAAAGATAATGTTTGAGGGCAAAGATATTTATGCTAAAGTTATTGATGCTACTAAAAAAACAAAAGCCTTATTTGATTATTATAATTTAGTTGAGGCTATTGTTATTGAGCATACAGTTTTTATGAATTCCCCCAAAACTGCAGCAGATCTTGCTCTTGTACAGGGAGCAATTATAGGTGGCGCAGGTTTGTCTAATCTTAAAATTATTGGCAAAGTATCTCCAATAACGTGGCAATCATATTTGGGTAACAAAAAATTAACCAAAGAAGAACAATTTAAAATTAGATCTTTAAATCCAGACAAATCGTTATCGTGGTATAAGTCATATGAAAGAGATTTTAGAAAGCAAAGAACAGTAAAATTGTTAGGTGTTATTTATGATAAAAAAATAACAGACAACGATGTTGCAGATTCAGCAGGTATTGGTCATTGGGCAATAAATAATTGGGAAAAGGCTATAAGTCATGCCTGAGTTAAATGCTAACATACCTCCAATCGAATGTTATGTTCGTGGAAACTATTTAAGAAATCAAAAGGATAGCCATGACAAATATTTTCCATGTGTTGTTTTTGGAGTAGCAAGCATAAAAAGTAGAAGCCCACTATTCCATATAATGATGGAAGATGGTGGCTTGTGGTGGAGAATGCCGATCAGCGCATTTTGTACAGAGCCTGGAGTTCCAGAACAGGATATTCATAACTTGGTTTTGTGGAACTCCTTTAGTCATCATATATCCGTAACAAAATTTGAGAATCTAACAAATTTAAGAATGTCTTACATTGATAGAACAAAGACTCATCACAAAGGAACATATTTGTTTACCCTTGACTGGCATAACCCTGATACAAATGTTTTAGACGACGGCTATTCAGAAAGTCCAGCAGAGCACAAGTGTGGTCATGTCATTCAAAGAGATGATGGCAACTTTGCTATACAGCCTAACAATCGGGTTCGTATTTATGAGCCTTCGTTTACCCTAAAGAAAGATTTTGTCATTGATAGAATTATTAATGATAAAAAGTGGGATGTAGAAAATCAAGATAAGTGGACCTTAGAAGACTCTGATAGATTTAACTATGATATAAGCACTATGGAAAATGAAGGTGGGCCTGCGTTTGAATCATATGTAGAGCGCTTAAAATATATGGAGGAGAACGGTATATGAAAGGAATTGACAATTAACATCATGTCTGCTAAACTATACACAAGTGACCTATGGCTTAAAAAAAGATATCATATTGATAAAAAATCTCCAGAGGCCATTGCAAAAGAATGTGGGGTAAGCGTGGAAACTATTTATGTATATCTTGC